CGTGCCAACGTACCGAAATACCATATGTTCTCCAGATAGTTATATATTACGTATTTATCGATATTTGTGGCAGAAGTAGAACAGTAGAACCACCACACCTCATGAAACGATTCGTTCGTACCTGCAAATACCTGTGTATATTGGGAAGTATTAAAATCGTTAAACACATACTTCCTTACATCACACTGTAGCGGCTGGGTACGCCCATCGTACTTATAGAACTTATCCTTACCCATCCAATAGGCAATACCGTTGGCGTAGGCTACTGCATTCTGAGAGGAAATAGATATATTCTCTCCAACAATAGACGCAGTCCATACAATCGGTGCTCCCGCATACTGTAACGAATACAAAGAAGAATCTGTCCATACCAGTACTTCTTGCCGTGCCTGAGACGCAGCGACAATCTTGGTACCTCTGGAAAGCCGTAAGCTACCTGCCTGATTTGTGGCAGAAGGGGTCCAATTAATGGCACTTTCCTGATCAGACCACCTGAGTAATGTGGGATCTAAGGTACTGCTACCTATCGGGTTTGTCCCCAAACAGAACACAAACCTGTTAATGTCCGATACAAGTATGATGTTCTGTACTGTCGGCACATCAGAAGCATCGGTCAAACTGGATAGTAAGACTCCTCTGGTACCTACCCCGTTGGTGGCGTCCCAGTAATATATACTGCCCCCATCATGGCCAAAGATTAGATCTTCCCCAAAATTAGACTGGGACCAGAAACGAATTTGGGTTGTAGAAGACTCACCAACGCCCCATGTCCCTTGCCCCCATGCAGACGCACCCCAACCTTCTATTGGAACCGCAAAAGGACTACCTATATTGATCTGATATACAGCGGAAACACTACCCCCACCACTAGCAGTAGAAGATGCACTAGAAGCAGCAGTTATTGTGTATGTATTGGCAGCTGAAGTAACTGTCCGGGTAATTGCGTACTCGCCATCTATCGTGAGGCCACCAACCGCTGAAGCCCCGCTAAAAGTAACATAGTCCCCAGTTACATAACCAAGAGCGGCATCGGTAACTGTTACGGTTGCCGAACCGGAAGAAGTAGTAAAAGGGTTAGTTAAAGATACAGTAGCACGTATAGGTGTAATATCGTTGTAAGCGCCAACATTTTCTATGTAAAATTTTAAATGTGTACCTACCCCAATTAGATTTTGCTTCCCCAAGGTTACCCAGTTCCACAAAGATCTACAAACACCGGAAAAAGTGGCTTCGGATATCCGCGTCCAGCCGCCTATCTTTTCCGGTGTACTCTGGCGAAACCTGATCTTGTCACAGTCATACCAACCACCCTCGTTTGTATAACGAGTACCCTCACGGTTTACCCCCGGTTTCAAACTTACTTTTGATAGCGGCATATCTCAACCTGTATCTTCTGCCAAATCCCGCATTCTCTTCACCAAGCGTTTGGCCCTGTTAGGAACTTGCGTATACCAACGAGAATCCACCATTTCATCTGCTGCAGTATCCCAATCTCGCTTATTGACCGCTGCACGCATCTTTTTGAACTTAGATAACCGTTTGTAACCCATATTAAACATCATATTCGCAATAATTAACTGACATTCTTCCGGCAACATATCAAAATCAGGATATAACCGTAAACAATCTATCTTAGTAACGGCGACATCCAATATAAATACATTGCGCACACGCTCTTCTGGTACTTCTGTGCCGACAGGTTGGTTATACTCAGGATCACTAGATCGTATCAGATGACCTATACCAAATGTTGGGAATCCAAGGTGATCTAAATAAATCGAATACTTACAACCCTCATCCTCAGAAAGCTCTGTACACAGGGTATCCACATTCACTTAGTTAAACCTTTCATCTTTTCATATGAACGCATTGACCCCAAACCCAACATTCCCAGCATCAACGGCATGAGAGCACCCATATCAAGTTCAGGAAGAGGGGGGAGAGCAATACCAAATGCACCGACAGCAAAGCTAATAAATGGCTGGGCAAAATATGTCCACATAAGAGATAACGCACACACCCAACCGATGGCGGGTCGCCAACCGCCCTTAAACACCGATCCGCTAGCTGCTTCCGCCTTATTTATTTCTAATTGGCCTTTTGCCAACTCTTGGGCATGATTGTCTGCCATCGTCGCTAGCTCAAAGGCTAGCTTGTTTTTTTGGTCTTTATCTTCAATAAATTTGCCCAGTAAATCAGATACCGGGCCGACAAGTGCTGTTAAACCAATCATATACTCACCCTCGCATTATGACACCTATCAAAAGTAATATGATTGTGCCCGCAGTACCCACCATGATGTGCTCTACACGCCGGATACGTATAATCGTCTCTTTCCAACGTTCCGCGCACACAGCTTCGTGGGTATCTAATTGACCTTTAACTTCTGTTACGGTTGGTCTATTCATGAGATTCACTGATCTTACCTATAAGGATAGGTTTTTCAGAACATCCCTTTTTCTTTTAAAATAAACCCAAGGATTCCGCCAATAATGCCTACAGCAATAACGATTGGTTGGTCAAAAATAACACCCGGTCCCATAACTACAAGGCCAACTGCGGCATAACTCGAAGGTTCGCTGGCCCTATCTTTAATCCAAACCATACATTTCATAACAAAATCTCCTCATAGAAGTGCACGATAGCATATTATCTATTTTAGTCGCGTTTTGAAAGTCGTTCTTTGATATGTTCAATATCCTTACCTAGTGCTGTCAGCTCTCTAAAACGCTTTTCCAGGGTGTCAGGACTCATCATCCCAGAAAGTATAGTTACACGATGCTCAAGATTTGATGTCGTTTGATCATTTCGATCCAGACGATTATCTATCTGTGCAATTAAGGCTTTAAATTCATGTAGTTGGTCAAGCATCGCTGCTATTTGATGCCGTGCGATAGCAGCCGCCGCAACAATAGACGCAAATACGGCCCCTATGCTGAGCAACATGCGTAAGTCAAATTCCATGGGACTGTCAGAAGACACTAATCATTGTCTGATTTCTCAGACTTTGCGGGCTTCCTATCTTCTGGCGCTAGATATTTGTCCCCAACGATAAAACCATGGAAATTCTCTCTCAAAAACTTATAAACAGTCTCAGTCGGAATTGACCATCCCATATGAGTGACGGCCTGAAAACCTGCGGCAGAAACGCGGCTTGGCACACCGATCATTTCATACCGCTGCCTTTCACTTGAACGGGCAAATAATGCCCCACCGGAATTACCAAAAATAATCGGGGATGTTGCTAATTGGTACCTATAACCGTTGATGATCTGTTCTGAAAAGGCCATCTCACCACTAGTCATGAATGGCGGGTATCCTAATCCTGCACCCACGGCCCAGACCCGCTGCCCAAGTTTTGGTACTTCATCTTCGGGCAAAATGAAGGCCACAGGCTCAACACCGCGTTCATAATCACGCAAATGAAGAAGGGCCAGATCTCTCTGCTCATCATGGGCTACAATATCGGCAATCTTTCCTCTAGTGCCCACACTTCTGGCGCATCTGATGTAATCAAACCAAAAAGCCGTTACCGGAGAACGTGTTTCCCTCTTCACCTTCTTGGATTTCTGCGGGGACCAGATCTCACGAATCCGAATGGATTCCGCAATCACATGATAATTTGTTAATATATAAGTTTCGTACTTCTTTTCTTCTTCGGTGCCATGGTTTTTCGAATAAATTACAGTTCCCGAACCGCTAGTATCAATACGCACGGCGGTATTAAGCATCTCCCGATGCTGTGGGCCACAATTAGCCTTAGCATCTACAATACCTGCGCATAACATAATGGCGATTAACGCAGTGGCTTTTAAGAATTTCACAACGTATCTCCTTAAAATAACGCAGTATGACACGCGTCACACCGTATTTCACCCCCAACGATCTCTCCCCTGGTCATGGCACCACAAAAATCGCAGGGTATGGGGTGATCATAGTGGAAAACAGGTAACTTACCGTTGCCAGATGATTTCTTCGTCCCGCCCTTATCATCTGTTTCCGCCATTTCTACCCCTCTTTACTCTTTCTTCTTACAATCACACATCTCAGGGGTACAATTTTCACATACACAACCATCAGGGCACTGTTCGCATTCACAATTATTACAAGGCATTTTTTACTCCTTCGGGTTAGCGTCTTTAACTGCTTTTAATTTAGCAGCCATGTCATCTGAGAAAGCGCCTTTGTGATATAAATCGTCTAATTGATCACCAATATCTGGATATGTTCTACGCCTCATTTCGTCATATGGATGTGGCGACTGGCTGTCAGCAATAATTGCAATCTTAGTTTCTACTGCTTCAGCACCTGTTCCTTCGGATTTACCTTCATAATAGTTAAAGCAATTCTTTACCCAATTATCAATGGATTTGGGCAGCATTTCACGGCCCAGAATTTCTCTTTGCTCCTCAGTCAAATCGTCAGGATATTTTTTATCTGCCATGAAATTCTCCTACCCAACCAAAAAGCCGCCAAAACTCATATTGTAACCGCCATCAAGATCAATAATTTTAGATCCAGAGTACACGCCGAGCTGAACCACGCATGTCTGAGAGGCGGTCAGATAAATGTTAGCTGCTCCCGCACACATGAAATAGCTATCAGAGGTCTCTACCGCCCCTATATTTATATATACTGGACGAACATCGTCACCGCTTCCATCGGAAGTTACAAACGACAGTTGTGCTGTGGTGTGGGTTGTGTCTACTTGCATACAGAAAACTGTGGTATGAAAAAAATAATTTCCAGCAACCGGCGCAGTGAACACACCATTAGAATGGTCGCCATTTGCATCAAAAATTTCTGTGTTAAAAATTATCTGGTACACTGTGCCGTCGCCGGTGACGTTGGAGACAGAGCTTCCTGTTGCCTTGAACGCTGGGTTTAACGGCGTTGTAATTGCACCAGTCTCATCAAATACCATATGCGCTGTAGTACCAACGGCTGATCCTAAACCAATTTTTAAATCATCATCGGTATCATCTAAGCCAATATGGAAATCTTGTGCATGGCCATCAAAGACGAGCTTGGTATCTTCTTCAGCACCCGTTCCAACTGTAGTAGAAGCGGCAAGAGTGCTGACGGATAGGGCTGTCGATTGCCACACCGTTCCATTTGACGTGAGGACATTTCCCGACGTTGATGGAGCCACGCTGGTAATTGCACTTGTTCCGGCTCCCACCAACACATTATTTGCCGTATGTGTCGCGGCTCCTGTCCCGCCCTTGGCTACAGTAACGGTTTCCCCCAACTTGACGTTGGTCACGGCACCGTCAGCTATTTTGGCAGTGCTAACAGTTCCGTCACTGGGCACGGCTATATCAAGCTGTTGACCTAACAATACGCCAAAGAAGGTGTCCGTTGAGGCGGGGGCCGTGGTGAATGTGATGGTAGCCGCGCTTACGGTAAAATCGGTTGTTGGTTCCTGGATGACGCCGTTTATGCTGATGATCAGTGCTTCTGCGCGTACAGGCGT